TGACATGTGAGTGGCGACTGAATAGGGGTCATGCTCGAATGCATCATAGTACCCGAACCCCCGCGGAGCGATGTTATTATTGCTCGCGGGCGTTTGGCCCCAATTCTCTCCGAAAGCGACATTCTTCTGGGTCCCTTTACGCGGGCCACCAGGTTCCATACGGCTGACGTTACCAAAAGTGGAGATATTGCCGATACCTCCGTTGCGCCCACCACGGCGGACGCCCCTGCGACCAAGGCGCAGGAAGTTGTTTCTGGCTTTGTTACGGCCGTTGTGCTGCTCACGGTAGCCACGTGCCATGGTTGCTCTGTCTTTTGCGGGCGCGCGGGCCAAGGCGTGATCTTGTTTCGGGGTGATGCCACGAAAAAAAGGCAAGGCCTTGTGGGAGGGCATTGACTGAACGGCGGTTCCTCAATCTCACTAAGAGGCAAGGTTTCGCCGCAAAAAGGACAAGAAAGGCAGAGTGCCGTCCTTGAAGCGCAGAAGATTAACAAACTCACCAGGAGGCTGGCGGTCAAGAGTTAACACCCAAGAATGGGCGGACAGCGGGATACGTAGGGCAGTTGAGATACCCAGACGCTTGAGCCAAAGGCCCAGCCCAGGAGCACGGGGAAAAGATTAACCCCGACTGGGTAGAAAATTGGACGCGGGACCGCGCCAGACCTGCTTGGGGTACAGGCCGTCATCACCATGAGTTTCAAGCCCCAGCTCACAGTGGTCCGAGCGTGTGAAGCGTGTTATTGCCAGCTGCTGCTGGACGTAGTCGTCGTGTCTGTCTCTTCTTCGTAAATCGTCGAAAGTGGCGCGTACTTGTCACCTGAGCGGTTGCTGGGCGTCGGCTCGCGAACGAACGTTTCCGCGAATTGAGCGCTGTGATCGCATGATTCAAGGCCATCATGGCAATCCTCAACAACCTCCTCTAACAATGAAGAGAGTGCTTCACCAGAAACGGTCTGACCTCCGTTCCTGTTGGCTTTCGCCTGACCCGTAACCGGTAACCTCCCACGGTTGTCCGACACGCCTGGACGTGGTTTGGAGGGAGGGTTCAGGCACCTCAGAAGCTCCGGTTTTACTCCGAGGGTGGCCGCGAGTGGTAGCGTGATGTCTAGCCGTTCAACTACTTCCTCTAGGCAGAGGAAATCAGAATCGTACAGGTCGAATTCCTGCGCGCCCGCATGTGCGCGCCTTAGCGCGGCAACGAGAGTGGGCGTGTCATAACCAGAAGGACAAGGGGGGAGATCACCAGATGGGAGTGGTTCAACAAACTTAAAGTTTACCCAATACGCAGCAACGTCAAACGAAATTTCGGCGTTAACTACGCGGTCATGAACCTCTACGATGAACTGCTCGAGTGTCTTGACGGCACGACGCAACTCGACTGGACGGTCTAAG